ATATTTAGTATAAATTGGTAAAAGGGCGTGTATAGGATTCGTATTAGAGATTAATCAAATCCGTGTAAAACTACAACATCTTTCCCTAAAGGAACTGCTGAATCGAAGCGTACAAAACTTCCGTTTTTTCCACTTGGGTTTTGAACTATTGTGTAGTTTACTCCTGCTATTTGTACTACGTTTTCAACTAATACAAATATATTTTGTGCGGCAAGTGGTACAGGATTTAGTGGACCAAATTCTTGATTACTAGAATCACCAGTACCTAATGTTTGAACTGTAATTGTTGCAGGTCTATTTGTTCTTGCATTTTCCCATGCATTTCCTACATAAAATTCAAACTCGTTTGTATCTGTGTTATATCTTATTTGACCATTTTCTGGAAAAGAAGGACGAGTTGATGTAGGTCCCATAGGAACTTTTACAGCATAGTCTGTTCCTAAAACAACTTGGCCTCTAGCATCTACTGACACACTGTTGTCTTCAATAAGTTTACTATTAAGTTGTTGTTTTTTTACAAATCTCATATTACACTGCTACCGTACTAATAGTTGCACTAATAGTAGCAGGTGAAGTGGATTGTGCTACTACTGTATCTCCGTTTTCTAAAACTAATCTTTCACTGTCCATAATGAATGTTTCACCACCTGGAATTTTTAATTGATGTAAAATTTTGTTTTGGTCATTTGCAGAACCACCATTTGGAACTATGTGCAAATCTAAAAACGTGTCTGCATCTGTTAAAACACTACCTGCTCCAGATATATTATCTGTATCAGCATAGTTACAGAATATCATACTTGTTATTGCATTTACACCAGAACTAGTGTAAAGTGTTGTTAATGTAGCATCTATAAAACTATTTGTTATGGCCATTTTTCTTCCTAAAATAACATGCTATAAAGCAATGCTTTCTTTTTACTTACAAGTTCATCTCTTGTACTAGATGTATTTACAAAATATAGTCCAGAACCGCCAGTGGACTCGGCTTGTGAATATAACTTAATTCTACCACTGTCAGCACTAGGAGCCCCAGGTGTAACTGCACCTTCAATACTTAATACATCACGTACTACAACTTCTCCAGTACCGTTAGTTTCTAAAAATAAACTTGCATTTGAGTTGTTTGGACGTACAGTTGTGTCATCTATCTGTAAGCCACTAAATGTGTAAAGGTTTCCGTCTATGCGAAATTTTTCACTTCCATCAATCTCAACAAAAAATGATGAAGATGGATCGCCTGATGCTGTATCTGTAACTTCTGCTTTTGTATTAGATGTAATAATTTTATCAATAATTGCACCTGAAATAGCAGTGTCAACATACTTTTTATTAGGAATATGATCATCATCTGTTACATTAGTTTCATAATCTGCTGTACCAGTAACACTTACCACAGCATTCGCGGCATTCTGTCCTAGTAATATTAAGTTTTCACCAGTAGTTTCTACAACGTGAGCCTGTAAAGCACCTAAACCTGATCCTACTTTAAAAGTAAAAACGCCAGGTCCAGTTCCACCGTTTGGTTGTAAGTAACTTAATGTGTCATCAAATAAAATTGTTGCCGCTGAACTTGATGGTCCTCTAAAAATTTCTAATCCCGAAGTACCTAAAGTAATACCTGTTGGTGAAGTTTCGCCAGTGTTTAATTGAATGATATTATCTTCCACAGTCATATTTGCTGTGTTAATAGTTGTAGTTTGACCTTGTACAGTAAGATCGCCTGTAACTCTTAATTCAGGCGTATCAATAGTGGTTTTAGCACCCGTACTATTAGATGTTACTATTTTATAATCACCAGTTACTTTTAATACGTCAACAGCCATTTTAGGATCCCTTTGTGTATAGCATTATTTAGTCAAGAGAAAAGGGCAAAGTGATTTTGCCCTCTTCTAATTATTACTAGATACGTGTTAATCTTAATATAGATTCTGTAGAATCATCTTCAACTGCCCAAGTATATCTTACATTTGACCAATCAACTGCAAGTTTTCTTGTTAGTTTCTTTAATCTAACAGCGCCGCCATTAGTTACTATTCCGGTAATGTTCATCTCGTTTTCACCCAATGAACCCATAGCCTTGTCCACTAGTTGGCAAACTCCTTCGTTAGAACCTTCTTTGACTTTAAATCTGCTATCAGATCTTTGTCTTAGAATATGTCCTTCTGCCGCTGAGTTATTACCAATTTTTACCCTTGATGGAATAGTTGGCTGAGCATTGTCTCCGACTGCGCCGAAGAACCTGCTAGGTAAAGGTCTACCCATGATTCAAATCTCCAAATTAAAGATTAAGCGTTTTCTGTAAAGTCGTCGTCATCAGTGTTAGCAACATCATCGTCACCAGCCTCTTCAACTTTTACTTTACCTGCACTAGCCGCCGCAAAATCCCATGCAAGAGATAATCCGTCTAATGCGTCTGATCCTTGAGATCCTGTAGGCGCTACTACTGTTAACTTACGTCCAGCAATTTTACTTACTTGGTAAGTTTCACTATCGTTACCTTGCACAGATATACTCATCTGACCTGCTGTTAAGTTAGCAGGTAATACACCAGATGTTAATGTACAAGTGTGTTCTGTATCATCGGCACCTGTTTCAGCAACAACGAATCTTTTAGATCCTTTTTGTCTGATAATAGTACCTTCTTTTACTCCACCGCCTGAATTAAAGTTAACTTTGATTTCACTTGCACCAGCAGTTGCACCGCCAGCCGCTGTTGTAAACAGTCTTTTGTTAAGTGGTCTTCCCATTTTTTTTCTCCTATATAAGTAGTCCTATCCGGGTTCTATCCGGTACGCTGTGGGTTAAACAGCATAAGTCCGTTGCATAATTGCAACTTCCTTTGTGACAATGTATTTAGTCTACCCTTGTGAAAAGATGCATAAGGTGTACGTTATTAAAATCTTGTATTGCTCTATTAATAGAATTACATTGTTCTTTGTGTTGTTGTATAATAGAGTCTCTACGTTGTTGTCTATATTTTAATTCTATTTGTGAAAGTTTGTTTATTTCACTTCGCATGCCTGAACAAAATTTTACAACATCAAAATTAAATTCTGGTGCTGTCTTAGAAAGTTTTCTTAATTCACTTTCTACTTCGGGCCAATCTAAACTGTTTGTTACTTCCTTCATAAAAATATTTAAAAAGGTCATAAAAAAAGGGCGACATAAAGCCGCCCTTTTTGGTGTTTTTACTCTCTATTATGAGAAAGAAACGTTACTGATTGCAACTTCACCTAAGTAGTCACCAGCATTACCAAGAGATGATGCAGTGTTGTTTAACTCTACATAACCATATCTTGTCATAAAGCCTACTACTGGTTCGAATGTATCAGGATCTAATACTACACCTGAAGACATTAGAGGAATGTATGGGCAATAGAATGCCGCCGCATCAGCCTCTGATGAACCTTTGTAACCTACTAGTACTGCTGTATCATCAGCCGCATAAGAATCTACATAAATTCTCATTGCGTTGTTCAAAGTACCTACAAATTTAGTATTTGTTGGTGCTTCAAAAGTACCTTCTGTTGATCTTGCAAAAGCAGAAGTTGTAGCAGATTGAAGAATTGTTAACGCTTGTGGCGAAACAACTGCCCAGTTACCTGCACCTCTTCTTGTTCTTTGTGCAATTTTATTTGCAACTCTGTTGATCATTACAGCCAATGCCGCGTGTTCGTCTCCTACGAAAGTAGCAGTACCTGAAACAGCCGCTTGGTTGTAAGTTTCTTCAGTAGCCGAAAGTGATCTAAGTGAAGCAAGGATCTCTTGATCGATCTCTGCAGTAATCTCTTGAGCAAGTGCCGCCATGATTTCTGCTTCGATATCAATACCTTGTTGTGCTTGAGCATCTTGAGCCGCTTCAAAAGTCCATCTTGCTGATAGTTTTCTGCTTTTCGCTTCTACTGCCTGCTTTAAGATTTGAATGCTTAATCTGTTTCCAGCACTACCTTCAAGAGCCGCTGTGTTACTACCTTTACCGGCAGTTGTATCACCAGAGTAAGCAGTACCAATTTTGAATGGTGATAGTGCTTCATCTCCAGCAGTTACATCGTTTGCAGTACCAGTTGCGTCGTTAGTATCTGCATAACGTACTCTTAAAGTATGAATTTGTGAAACCGGTCCAGCCATAGGTTGCACACCAACGATCTCGTTTGCGATCACAGTTGGCATAACACGTCTAATTACTGGAAGAATCACTCTGTTTAATGTTGCAACATTCCCTGCGGAAGTTGCCCCAGCAGTTGCCGACTCAGCGAGATAACGTCTAGTGTTCTCGAGAGTGACGTCCATTACGCTCTTCTTATGTCCGTTAAGACCTTCCATAAGAGCATCTTTGGTTGCCTGCCAGTTTTCGTTTATAATGTCTGACATTTTGTCCTTCTCCTTTTTTAGTTTAATCCCGCTAATTTGCGGAGTTCAATTAAGTTTGACTTTTCTTCTACCGGTTGTCTAACCTCTTTATCGCCTGTTACTTCTTTGCCTTCTGTAATTGCCTGTTTTTGTCCCTTTGGTGCATCGTCTTTCATCACCGCTGGTAGATATTTGTCAAATGCTGTGTGCAATTTTTCAGTTTGCACTGACTCTAATAGTTCTGACATGATGTTTTTCTTGTCAGTACCTAATGGAGCCAATAACTCATTCATCACTGCAACACGTTTCGCTGTGTCTTTAGCAACAGAAATTTCTGCTTCCTTAGACTCCACAATAGTATCTTTCTCTGTGATGGTTTTCTTAGCCTCTGCCAATTCTTCTTCTTTCTCAGCAACGATTTTCATTAACTTCGCAGTTTCTGATTTTTCGTTTAAGTATGAGTTAGAATATTCATTAGCAAATGCTTCGAACACTTTTCTACCAAAGTGATTTTCTCTAGCGGCTGTAATATCTTCCTTCAACTGCTTCATTTCTTCAGCAAGTTTCTTACCTACAGTCTCTTTTACAATTTTCGCTGATTTCTCAACAAAAGTTGCTTTCACTTCAGCAAATTTTTCCTTGGCTTCTTTTACAAGTTTTACCTTGGTTTCTGCCAAGTCTTTTTTGTCTTCTGCGAACTCATTGATTTCTTTCGCTAATTGCTTAACGCAAAAATCTTCGAGTTTTGCAAAGTTTTCTGAAACTTTTTTACGGTCTTCATTTAACTCTGCAATTTCTTTAGTCAACTGCTTGAGCATAAACTCTTGCAGTTTATCAGAATGTTCCGAAACTTTCTTCTTATATTCAACTCTTGCTTCCGCAAGTGCTTTCTTATCTTCAGCAATTTCTTTAATTTCTGATTCTAAACGCTCGGAGACCATGCTATCAATCGCTTCGACCATGTTTGACTTATCATGTTCGTAACGTTTAGCAAACTCTTCGCGGAGTTCAGCAGTAACAGTGTTTTTGTTTTCTTTGACTTTTTCGTCCCAAGCCGCTGTAAGATCTGAACGTACTTCTTCACTTAACAAGCCTGTTTCAAAAAGTCTATTAAACATATCACTCATTGGCTTCTCCTTTTAATTACTGCAAGCCTTTTATGACTCGTAGCATCTGTTCTTTGAGATACTGCTGGGCCTTAGCATCTTTCGATACTTCATGCGCCATCCTAATCGCACTATAACCACCTGATGTATTCATCAAATGTTCATAGATTGGCGTAGGATAGGCTCCCGGCGCACTTGGTTGTGCTACCACATCAACTGTGATAATTTCAAAACCGTTAACTTCTCCAGTGGATTCATTAACTTCACCTGCTCCACGTGAACTGACTCCCAATTTCACACCTGATTGCAACATGGTTTTTACAAGATTTCCCATCGGGGTAGGTAAGATTTTCATCTTACCAAACCCGTTAGGTCCATCCATCCACATATCGGTAATCATATGCGATACACGATCTAAATTTACTTTTAAATCATCTGGGTGATCAACTTCACCTAGTACAGAATAACCGCCGTCGATCTGATCCTTGAGTGTCTTTACAGCGTTGCCTATCTCGGAGACAGGGTAAATTCGCTGATTAGCGTTTTTAACTCCACCCTGAATACAAATGCCTTTTAGATAAAGGTCTTTGGATTCTCCTTCACCTTTTGACTCAAGGGTGACTTGCGCCTGATCGAACGTAAGATGTTCTCTTAAGTATGCCATATTGGCTAACTCCTATTATTCAGCACTTTTAGGTGCAGATGCTTTTTTGTAAGTGTCTCCAGCCTTAGCACCTGGTTCATTCTCGAAAGATTTTCCCATGTCTTTGGCTTTTGCACTACCGCCTTTTTCTTCACTATGTCCGCCCATTGCATGTGCTTTAGCATCGTTAGGTGCTTTGGCATTTGATGCTACTGGTGAACTAGTGTTATCAGCGCCTTCTGAATTTGATGGTGCAGAAACTTTTTCAACATATTCTCTCATAGTTTCTGTTGCGGATTTGTCTTTTGCACCTTCTTCAACTTCCTCAGTTGCTTCTTCGTCAGTTGCTTCAATAGCCACTTCTTCAGTTGCTTCTGGTTCCATTGCTTCTTTTTCGGCTTCGTCTGATTCTGCTTCCTCGTCGTCGCCCATGTCGTCACCTTTATCAGCCATCATTTCTTCAAATTCTGACTTAAGATCGTCTAGTGCGTCTTCGAGATCAACAACGCGGTCTTCTAAGTCTTCATGATCTTCTTCATGATCGCTTTTTTCACCGTCGTCATCGTAATCTTTTTCCATTTCGTCGCTAACGTCTGCCATCATATCGTCTGTAGCATCGCCGCCGACTTCTTCAACTGCTTCTTCTTCGAAGTTTTCTTCGACTTTATCTTCGTCTTTTTCTTCGTCAGTTGCTTCTTTAGTAGTTTCTTCAACTGCTTCTTCTTTTTCATCAGTTGCTTCGTCTACTGCTTCTTCTTTTTTATCCTCAGATGCTTCTTCTACTGCTTCTTCATCAGCAGGTGCTTCTGATTCAATTAAACCCTGATAGATTTCTTTAGATTTCTCTACAACGATATCATGAAAAAGTTCTTCTGCTTTTTCTTTTTCTTCGTTGACAAGAAGATCTAATAATTGTTCAAATTTGTTATTATCTGACATTGTATTTTCTCCTTTATTCGTGGTTAATAGGCAAGGCTGTCAAGTATATTTACGAAAAAACCACTTTTACCAGTAGAAATAGGCCTATTTTTATGCTTTTTGACAAAATAAGCATTATTTGATGACATTTTCAAACTCGGAATAGTCGACATTTCGTAAATTACCATAGTTGTTTAGTTGGGCAGGACAAAAGTCACCCACATTAATTACCCTAAAAAACTCTGTTTTAGGTGCAGATTTGATTACGTTTTCGGTTTGCCTTAGCCAATTGCCGTAGTAGGTTGCAGGTTCTTCACTCTTCTTGTAATTGTTAGTGTCTGCATATATGTTATTAAAACGTTTACCGCCTTTTAAACCCATATAATCAAATCCTAGTATATAGATCTTTTTATATTTGTCTTCTACTGCTTTAGCCAATGCTGTTGGACCGCTACTCCAACCCCTGCTAGGTTGAAAGTAGTTTAGGTTTTGATAGTCTTTGTAGCCATTGTTATAGTTTGTCCACACAACATGATTATTGTGATATCCATCTTGTACAATTTCATGTACCATTTTAGGATCAACTGCAATTAATACGTCAGGTTCAAAAGTTCGATATACGGCATTACAGGCATAGATTATTCCTTTGCCTCTAAGTCTTTCTAAATCTAAATGTTTTCTTGAGGTACCATTACCTAATACAAATGCTGTGTGCATAAGTGTATTTAAATGGTTTTATTATAGTGCGGATTGCTCTTGAGCAGGTTGACCGTACATAGTCTGAATAAATTCTATTTCTTTTGCTTGTTCTATTTCACGTGCTTCAGATGTACGTCTTATTTGATTTAACTGTTCTAGTGTAAGTCTAGTTTTTCTAGTGTCCTTTGTAGTGACAACAGAAATGTCTCTTTGTGAATCATAACGTTTATCATCCTCAAAGTTTTTTCCGTTTTTATCAAAATAAAAGAATTCGTTTAACAACATGTTTTTATTTACCTAGGTTGTAGGTGTTTCTCCGCCTGCGTCTGTTGGTTGCTCTGCGGGTGGCTCAGGAGCGTCTGCTCCAGGCTCTGTATCACCTAATGTGTCAAGGTCACCTTGTATTCCACTTGGTGTTACCCCAGCACTTCTCATTTCAGTACCACTTCCGATGTTATTCATTGCTTCACCGGAGTTTTCTTCACGCCACATGCTTTCATTTTCAGCAAGTTCTTCTTGTGAAAGTCCTAAGAAACGTTTTAATGCAAAACGTTTACTCATGTAAGGTACTTCTTGTAGTGATGCAAAAGTGTTTACCCTTGCATTATCCATCTCACTTTGTCTATATGAAGCAAAGTTTTGTGGTGGATTCATTCTTAAGTCAAATAAATTGTTATCTATGTTTACACCTTTAGCATTCATATACATTTTAAACTCTCTATCAAAAATATATGCAACTAAATTTTGCAAACGTGTACAGTATTTGTTAAATCTTAGTTCTTGAATATAAGCAGTGCCTACCCTACCGTCGTTATACTGTGCCGCACTGTCGTCGGCGCCGGTAGGTAAGTATGAACTTGGAATACGTAAACCACGGAATAACTTGTTTGTGAAATATTTTAAATCGTCAATTTCGCCTAAGTTAGTACCGCCAGGTAATGTTTCGACTTTTGATCCACGTCCTTCTGCTGTCTGTGGAAAGAAATAATCTTCATTGATAGATAATGGATTGAAACTAGCGTCAATGACATTAGTTCCACCTCCTGTTGCACTTGGTATTCTACGTTGATGAATCTCATTTTTGATTCTTTCAACAAATCCCATTGCAAGGTGAGTAGGCATATTACCTACGTCGATGTAAAATACTCTACGTTCAGGTGCTCTTTGCACCCTGTAGATTATAATTGCATCTTCTAGTAATTCTTTCTGCTTATAAACTTTGAAAACACTTTCTAACAAACTGTTTCCAAATGGAAAGTTTCTATCTAAACCTTCACTTAAACTTAAATGTACAACATGTTCTGCTTCAATTGCCGCAGTATTTTGTTGTCTGTCAAATCTTGTTCCTATTTGTTGTGGTGATGATCCAACATATCCTTTACCATATGCACCACCTGTTGTTGTATAATCAACTTGTCCTGTTGGAGCATTTGGATTTTTTTGACTTACAGATAAATGTTTAAAATTAACATTAATATCTCTTATAACATATTGCTCTGGTTCTTTACCTTCAGATTCATTAACAATAACTTTGTCAACTTTAGCAGGATCTATATGAAATAGTTTGAATGTTTCTGGATCTCTAATAAAAAATGCATCACCATATTTGAATACATTACGTATTACTCTAAAGATTCTTCTATCAAACTGGTTCATATCACACCACTGTTGTAGGTATTGTTTTAGAACTTTAGTTTCAGAACTGGTTGCTTGATTCTTAAAAAAGATTTGAAACGGAGTTTTATTCTCCATATTTTCTTGAGTACAAAATTCTGCTAGTATATCTAGTGCCGCATTAACCTCGGAATCACTATCCATTGTTTCATACTGCCCATAACGTTCAATTCTGTTAGGATGTCCTGAATATACATCTGGTAGATATGAGGAATAATTTGTTCTGGCCGGACCTGCTTGTCCTGAACCCGAAATAGCACTTTTATTGCCAGAAGTGTCAGTGGGTGTATATTCTTGAAAGTATTTTTTCCAACTCATTAATTGTTATTCCTATGTGTTTTCTACCGCAGTAATTAAGTTTCTACTCAATCTATTGCTCATTTGCATTTCTTTTATAAGTGTATTTAACGCATTGTTTAAGTTTACACTCTGATCCCTGGCACTGTCAACCACTCTTTGCACCGAATTTTTAGCAAGATTTGTTTTTTGTTGTGCATTATAATCGGTTGCTTCTTCTGGACTTAGAACACGTTCACCTTTTTCTATTGTAGCAATAGTATTTTTGGGTTCAACCATTTGTCCTGTTACACCAAGAGTTCCAAAA